TTACAATCACAGTTACGAACATTATGAAGTTAAATGAACTTATAAAAACCTTTGATGTTAAAGTTTACATGACTAACGAAGAGCGTGAACTTTTGGAAACACTAGACGACAGCCGGCCTAGGCCCCTAACGTCTTTTCCAGAACGCGAGCAAGTCATAATTAACAATCTTATTCGTAAAAGTGTAATAAGTAAAGTTCTATACAACGGATCTGTTATGGTGTTGCCTAATGTACTCTGACAAAATAATAAAAGATTTAGATGAGATCGTAAACAAAGGTCTCGAAGACGTTGCTATTCCTTATGCAAAGGGAAATAGTATAAGAATTAAACACATCGTAATTCGTAAGAGTCGCAATGGGTATTTGATATATAATGCAAAGGACAACGTGCAAGTTACACGCACAGTATTTAAATCTACAGCAATTGCAATAGCAAAGAACCTTGCAAGCGATAAAGATGTACTTGATAAAGTTATAAAGATTGATAATGATATGGCAAAACATTATAATGATGCATTATTTTTTAAACACATTATAAAAACAAGTAAAGATCAGTCTAAAATACAGATAAGAGAAAACAGATTAGATATTGCACTTGAAGAATCATCAAAACTAAGAAACAGTTTAGATAGATTTATTTTTGGACAATGATAAATATAAGTATAGAAAACATTCATCTAGGAAAGAATCAATGAACATTAGAGAATTTAGCAAACCAGTAACATCAAAGACACTTAACGAGAGTCTTGCACAACGCTTTGGCACTAAAATTGATGTCGAGCAGTTTACAACTGAGCAACTACAAGATGCTCGTAATAAAATAAGAACAACGCTTAGTCAAGTAGAAACTACTGAAAGTTATGACGGTGTTCAAACAAGTGAGTATTCAAAAAACAAATTATTCCTAGATGTTTTAAATACTGCACTTTCTGAACGTGACGATGTTACAGTTGCAATTGACGAAGCTATTGAGCAAGTTAATGAAGGCGAAGAAGATAAAGCAGAGCTTGTTATGGCAGCAAAAGATATGGTCGACCGTGTTACTGGTTGGATGGAAGACACAGCTGAAATGCAAACTGAATCAATGTTAGAATTAGCAGATGCTATCCGTGATGAAATGGGTAGCGAAGCAAGTGAAACATTTACTTCTACAGTTAAGCCTGCACTTGAAGCAATGTATGCAGCAATGGAAAGTACACGCGGTTCATTAACATCAGGTGTTGGTCAATTAACAGGCGAAGCTGAACCAATGGACACAATGGGTGCAGATGACATGGATATGGACATGGACATGGAGCCAACTGATGACATGGATGCTCCTGCAGATGATATGGATATGGACGACGAATTTGGTGCAGCAGATCCAGCATCAGGCGGCGACGAAGAAGCTGGCAGAGAAAAGCGTGAGAGCGTAGACCATTCAAAAAAAAAGTAAATGAAGGTGTAGACTCACAATTCATTTATCGTTTATTACGTCAACAAAAAGCGGCAGGCATTGCCGCTTTATCTATGAATAAGCTAGACAAATTTATGCAGAATCAAGGCCGCGGCAGCTTTGACTATGATACATTCAAAGCAGCGTATGATGCTGATCCTAAACTACAACAGTTAGTTACAAACTTTGATCAAGACAAGATTGAATTTAAGTCAAGCGAAGTAGATGATGTGAAAAAAATCAAAGGAAATCCAGGACGTCCAGGCGATACAGTGGGAAAAATGGCTAAAAATGCGGTTGACTTAACGGATCTTTGATGTTACAATTATTGTATGAGCTTAATTATAGAGAAGTACAAATACGAACGACTAAAACGTGTTGAAGTAGATGGCAAGCGCCGTTATGCAGCACCAGGTCACCCTCCAGTAGCAAGTGTAACAACTATCCTTAGCGGAACCAAAGACATGAGTCATCTCATTGCTTGGAAGAAACGTGTAGGTGAAAAGAAAGCACAAGAGATTGTTACTGAAGCAAGTGGCGTTGGTACACGTATGCACAAGTATCTTGAAGACTATGTTGATAATGGTGTATGGACAGAAAGCGCAGGCAGCAATCCATACGCACAGCAAGCATATCAAATGGCATGTGTTATACGTGACGAAGCTATGGGCGATGTAGATGAAATATGGGGCAGTGAAGTTCCACTTTATGTTCCTGGTATCTTTGCAGGCACAACTGACTTGGTAGGACAATACAAAGGCAATCCTTGTATTATGGACTTCAAGCAAACTAACAAACCCAAGAAGCCTGAATGGGTAGAAGACTACTATCTACAACTTACAGCATACGCATTAGGTCACAACGAAGTACATGGCACAGACATACGTGAAGGACATATCTTTATGTGCAGCCGAGACTTACAGTACCAACAGTTTGATCTATGGCCAGACGAGTTTGCAGAATGGGAACAAGAATGGTGGAACAGATGCAGACAATATTACGAGAAACACGGCTAAAATATCTCGCAAAGATTCATAGACACTAAATAAAAAAACAGCAGACTTATGGTGGTATCATGTGCTGTATAGCAAGTCAAGGAGTCTGCTATGCGATATATCGCCACCTTATTATTATTTGTTTCATTTTCAAGTTTTGCTGATCCAAGCACAGTATACAATCAGTTACTTAATACAAAAAGTAAACCAACAATAACAAAATCGGGATGTTCTAGTGCCTTTTATGGCGTAGAATGGATTTTGTATAGTAACGGAGAAGTTGAAAAGATACGCAACTCTCCTAATTGCACAATCCAACTCCCGCCAGTAGCTGGTACACTTGTTAATTCAGGATGCTCTACTGATTATCCTGGAGTTGAATGGTTTGTATACAATGACGGCGAAGGTGGAACCTATGTTGAAAAGGATGCGCAATCTACAGCATGTGGATGGAGCCCGCCTACACTAACACTATCCTTGACTGAAGAATTTGGAGATGCATTCAAACCTGTTGTTGTTAAGGTTAACTATACCAACTTCAAAGGTGAGCCAGAGCCTTGGGGCATGAAGCATAGTTCTTCAACTATAGGTAATGCCGTACGTGTTGATAGAGACACTGTTGAAATTTATGGAGACGGACAGCTAGGCAACGGAATCTTCACATTAGGAAATCAAGAGATTCAGTTTTTCATTGAGGAAGAACCAGTGTGCCTAGTTGACGGTAATATTGATTGTGCAGGCTACCGGCAATACGGGGGACAGTCTCTCATTTACTATGGCGAGGAAGACGAGCAGATTGTAGTGTGGGAACTTGCAATACTATTGTATCACTCACATTGGCGTAACGGTGACGACATCACTGTAGGTCTCTATGACGAGTATGCTCAAGACAGTAATGAGTGGATAAAATGGCAAAAACGAGTTGACCAATACAATGAAATCTATGAAAAGTCAGGGGTTCATATACGGTTTAAACTCAAACGCCTGCAACAAGCACATTGGCATGACCCAGGTAATATTGGAAGTATGTTAGCTAATAAAGATGTTGACATAGCACTTGGTCATGGTTGGTCACCGCAAGGCACATGTGGTGTAGCTAGAGTTAAGAGATATTTTAGACAAGGGTATCCACCAGGTTCTATTTCTAGATGTGATGTGTACACAGACTTACATGAGATAGGACACAGCGTAGGACTTGCTCATGGCCCTGAGAATCAATTTAATGAAGGCCGCGGATACATTTTTCCTGATTTTGGGCACGGCTACAATGACATATGCGCACAATATGACGACTTAATGTCATATGGTAACGAACGGGTGTTCCATAGTAACTCTTTAAAGTATTGTAGTGACATTATGGAAAGATCCATTGCTGATATGCCAGCTGGTGATAGATCGTGGAGTGATACTGCATATGCTCTAAATAGGATTAGATTTACTGTTAGTTTGATACACAACGAACACAATACCTTACAAGACACACAACAGAGTAATAGATCGCTACGGCAATTTTCTGACGACGATGATATTATTGTTGTTGACTAATTGAATAAATACATGTAATTACAATGTAGGAGACACTCAGTGGCTGTTGTTCAAATATCAAGAATACAAGTTCGTAGAGGACAAAAGAATCAAGGCACGGGTTTACCGCAATTAGCAAGCGGCGAACTTGGTTGGGCTGTTGATACACAAGAACTGTTTATTGGAAACGGTGCAGTATCAGAAGGCTCTCCGTATGTAGGCAATACAAAATTATTAAGTGAACATGATAACTTATTTGAATTTGCAAACACGTATACATATAGAAAAGATTTAAATATTACTACAGGTTTATCTACTAATGCACCTGTATTAAGAACCCTGCAAGCTAGATTAGATGATAGGGTAAGCATACGTTCTTTTGGAGCATCAGGAGATGGGTTAGATCAAACAGCATCTCTTCAACGAGCAATTGATCAGTTATTTTTAAACCCAACAAGCAAAGGCACTTCGCAGTCTAGAGTAGTTTTACATATCGAAGCAGGCACGTATACACTATCTGATTCATTGCATTTACCTCCGTACTGTACTATACAAGGCGCAGGCGCTGACAAAACAATCTTTATATCAGGTGCATTTCCAGCATTTAAAACAGTAAACGATACAAGTATTCCGGGCACTCCTGCACCTGATTCAACTAGCACAACACTAAATCAAGCAAGAAATATTACATTAGACGGTTTAAGTATTCAATCAACCGCAGGCGCAGGACTTGCGCTACAAAGTTGTGTTGACAGTGTCTTTAGTAACATAAAAATTACTGGCTCATATAGTTTGGGCGATACAGTAGACGGCACAATAAACGGAATCGAATTAACAGCTCTTAGCACAACAGTTAATACAAAAAGGAATACATTTACTAATGTTAATGTTGAAGGATTTGTAACAGCAGTTAAATCTAATAATGATATTATCGATAACGTTTGGCAAAACTGTGAGTTTAAAACATTGTGGCAAGGTTTTGCATTTGGACTTGATACTATATTAGGTGTTGACGGACAATTAACAGGACCGATCAACAACTTAATTACAAAATGTAAATTTGATAGCATCTACCAATCCGCAATTAAAATTGTTGCTGGTAAAGAAAATCAAAGCCTTAACAATAAATTTTATAGAGTTGGTAATGAAGCAGGCACAGATATTAACATAACTCATCCTGTTATTGATTTTACCAATTCGTATAACTCCTCAAAAGGAGATTGGTTCGAACGAACAGACATCTTAGCTAACAATCGTACACCGGCTTGGGCACAAGATGATACATATGTAGAGTGGACAACGATGCAATATGTACCAGAAGTAAAAGGCCCAGTTATTACTGACCTAGACTACACACATCAACTGTCAATTGGGCAGTTTAACGAGTTTACAAAATTATTTAAGCTACCCGCTGAAGGAATTCGTGCATTAGAGGTTGACTATTTGTATAAATCTGCTATAATACAAGCATACCGTTCGGGAAAGATGACTATTATTGTTGATCCTGTAAATGACACGTACAATTTGTCCGATGATTTTGATTTTACAGGAACAGAAAGCGAAGCTAATAATTTATCATTCGATGCTGAATATACTGTAGACGATGGAACAGCTACTATATCAATTAAGGCAAGAAACACTACGCCTAGTGATATTGGAGAGTTTCATTATAAATTAAAAACAAAAGCATGATGTGTAAAAATTAATGTTTGACAAAAAATTTGAAGATAGAATGTCTCTCTGGCGCGAGTTTAGAGACATGTTAGAAGTGTGTGATGACCCTATACAAACCGCTATCGACTTCTATAACCAAGCACCATTAACTACACTTGCAATTGATCCATATACACAAAGCACATGGCCTGATCCTTGGCAATTATTAGAGGAAAATGTCTATTGTAAATTTGTAAAAATCCTTGCAATATGTTATTCTTTACAGTTAACAGATCGTTTATCTACCTCGAATTTTGAGATAAACATAACACGAGACAACAAAAACTCAGATACTCATTACCTACTAATGATAGATAATTTTGTTGTTGGTTTCAACGGAGACTCTTATGTTCATAGAAAAGACTTACCACAAACTGTCTACTCTGAACTTGAATATAAGATGCCGCCACTTCACTAAATATCAAATAACAAAGAGGAAAAGAAATGTCTAATGGAACAATGATCGTCAAGCGTGACGGCACTAAAGAATCACTCAACATTGACAAGATCCACAAAGTTGTGGAACATGCATGTGAGAACTTAGCTGGAGTAAGTTCAAGTCAAATTGAAATGAACGCCAATTTACAATTTTACGATGGCATGAGTACTGCTGAGATTCAAGAAGTGTTAGTACGTAGCGCAAACGATCTTATTAGTTTAGACAATCCAAACTATCAATATGCGGCAGCACGTTTACTATCTTATGGTGTAAACAAAATGGTCTTTGGCGAGTACAATGCTATTACATTACAGCAAAATATTAATAGTAATATTGAGCGTAGTGTATACGACCCGGCTATATTAAAGTCATACACAGCAGACGAGATTACAACATTAGATAGTTACATTCGTCACAAGCGAGATGAGAACTTTACTTATGCTGGACTACGTCAAGTGGTTGACAAGTATCTATGTCAGGATCGTTCTACTGGAGAAATTTTTGAAACTCCTCAAATGATGTACATGATGATCGCAGCAACATTGTTTGCTAACTACCCAAAAGAAACACGTATGCATTACGTAAGGAGATATTATGATGCGACCTCATTATTTAAGATCAACATACCTACACCCGTTATGGCTGGTGTGCGTACCCCTGTTCGCCAGTTTGCTAGTTGTGTTCTTGTTGACAGTGACGATACTCTCGATAGTATTTTTGCCAGTGACATGGCTATTGGACGCTATACAGCCCAACGAGCAGGAATTGGCATTAACGCGGGAAGAATCAGAGGCGTTAATTCAAAAATTAGGGGTGGAGAAGTTGCCCACACAGGAATAGTCCCATTCTTAAAAAAGTTTGAATCAACTGTACGTTGTTGTACGCAAAATGGTGTACGCGGTGGTAGTGCTACTACACACTTCCCGTTTTGGCATCAAGAGATTGAAGACATCCTTGTACTTAAGAACAACAAAGGTACAGAGGACAACAGAGTACGTAAGCTAGACTATTCGATTCAACTTAACAAAACAATGTATGAAAGGTTGTTGTCCGGTGGAGACATAACTCTTTTCTCACCACATGATGTGCCTGGACTGTACGAAGCATACTTTGGTGATGCAGACAAGTTTCAAGAACTTTATGAAAAGTATGAACGTGCTACAAGTATTAAGAAAAGATCTATTCCGGCAATGGAATTGTTTTCTGCTCTAATTAAAGAACGTGCAGAAACAGGACGCATTTATATTATGAATGTTGATCACTGTAACACACACAGTTCATTCAAGGACACAGTTTACATGAGCAACTTGTGTCAAGAGATTACACTTCCAACAAAACCTTTGACACACATTGATGATCCAGAAGGTGAAATTGCTCTATGTATTTTGTCAGCAATCAACGTTGGTATTATTAGACAGTTAGACGACTTAGAAGAATTATGCGATCTAGCAGTTAGAGCATTAGAAGAAATTATTGACTACCAAAAGTATCCAATCAAGGCAGCTGAAATTAGCACAAAAGCAAGACGTTCATTAGGTATAGGCTACATTGGACTAGCGCACTTCCTTGCTAAGAATAAAGTACAATACAGTGATAAAGAAGCATGGAAGTTAGTACATGACTTAACTGAAGCGTTCCAATACTATTTGCTTAAAGCCAGCAACAATTTAGCGCAGGAAAGAGGCGCTTGTGACTACTTTGACCGCACTAAATACAGCGACGGCATCCTTCCTATTGATACATATAAGACAGATGTTGATACTATTGTAGAAAATAAACTTAATTATGATTGGGCATCTCTTAGGAAAGACATATTGGAATTCGGACTTAGGCACAGCACTTTGTCCGCACAAATGCCTTCGGAAAGCAGTTCCGTTGTGTCGAACGCAACAAATGGAATCGAACCTCCTAGAGGCTACTTGTCCGTTAAGAAGTCCAAGAAAGGGCCTCTTAAGCAGATTGTTCCACAGTATCAAACGCTAAAGAATTATTATTCTTTGCTTTGGGATATGCCAAACAACGAAGGTTACATTAATGTTGTTGCAGTAATGCAGAAGTTTTTTGATCAAGCTATATCAGGAAATTGGAGTTATAATCCTACGCAGTTTGAAAACAATGAGGTACCAATGAGTGTAATGATAAAAGATTTGTTAAACACATACAAGTATGGTTGGAAAACATCTTACTATCAAAACACCTACGATTACAAAACTGATCCAAGTGAATTGGAAGATGAAAAGCCGCAAGTTGAATTACAGCCAGAATCTATAACAGAAGATGATGAAGAATGTGAAGCATGTGCAATTTAATGGTTGACAAAACCGCATAGAACTACTATACTGATATAGTAAGACAGACATACAGAGGAAGACAAATGGCAAAGACCGTTTTTAATAAAGAAAAAGTAGACTTCACCAAACAGAATATGTTCTTCGGTGCAGATCAAAATACACAGCGTTATGATGTGTTTAAGTTTCCAGTGTTTGATAAACTAAATCAAACTATGCTTGGATACTTTTGGCGTCCAGAAGAAGTAAGTCTACAAAAAGATCGTGCTGACTTTGCTAACTTCCGTCCAGAGCAGAAGCATATCTTTACAGCTAACTTAAAGTATCAAACACTGCTCGACAGTGTCCAAGGACGTGGTCCATGCCTGGCATTTTTGCCGCATGTTTCACTTCCTGAACTAGAAGGTTGTATTGTTACTTGGGACTTCTTTGAAACAATTCACTCACGTAGCTACACACATATTATGAAGAACGTGTATGCTGACCCTGCAGAAGTGTTTGACACTATTCTAGATGACGAGAAGATTATTGCTCGTGCAACAAGTGTTACTAAACACTATGATGCATTTACAGAAGCAGCTGATGCTTACACACACCGTGGCGAAGGCAGTATGCGAGATGTAAAAAAGAAAATGTATCTTGCTATGCAGACTGTAAACATTCTAGAAGGCTTGCGTTTCTATGTAAGTTTTGCATGTACATTTGGCTTTGGAGAACTAAAGCTAATGGAAGGTTCAGCTAAGATTATTAGTCTTATTGCTAGAGACGAAGCACAACACTTGGCACTAAGCACACACGTATTGAAGTTGTGGTCGCAAGGCAAAGACGATCCAGAAATGGCCAAGATTGCAAAAGAATGCCAAGAAGAAGTATACGATCTGTGGCGCGAGTGTGTTGCAGAAGAAAAAGATTGGGCAGACTACCTGTTCAAAGACGGAAGCATGATTGGACTCAACAGTACATTGTTACATCAATATGTAGAGTACATTGCTAACCGTAGACTAAAGGCTCTAGGCTTCAATGCAATATTTGACCAACCAGTAAACACTAACCCGCTTCCATGGACTACACATTGGTTAAGTAGCTCTGGGCTACAAGTTGCACCACAAGAGACTGAAGTAGAGTCATATATCATTGGCGGCATCAAACAAGACGTAGACAAGGACTCATTAAAAGGCTTTTCATTATGATTGAAATTTATGGCAAGCCAGCATGTCCAAGTTGTACAAAGGCAAAAGCATTTTGTGAAAAGTATAATCTAAAATTTGAGTACTATACATTAGACACAGATTTTACTCGTGAAGAATTGTTTGAACAGTTTCCTACAGCAAGAACATTCCCGCAAATTAAGATAAGCGGAACAAGTGTAGGCGGCTACGAACAAATGATAGAATACATTGATAACACCGGATATAACGGAACAGGATACACTTTATAATATGTTAATTGAAACCCCATACAAAAACGGAGACACCGTGTCTCTAAAACTAAGCTCAGGCGAAGAGATTGTTGCTCGTCTCGAAGATGAATCAGATACAAAATTTACACTACATAAACCTATGGTATTGGTTATGCAACAGCAAGGCCTAGGATTGGCGCCATATATGTATAGTGTATCACCAGATGCTAAATTTAACGTTTTAGCATCCACAGTAAGTTGTATTGCTAAAACAGAATCAGATATCGCAAAACAATACACTACGAGTACCAGCAATATTCAAATGGTCTAAAACCTCGGCTAAATATATAGTAATATAGAGCGAGGACAACCATGGCTGCAAGACCCGGCAATATTTTTGAAGAAGCGACCGTTGAAGGTACTGGCCAAACCACGGTTAATCATACAGACATTGATACTGATCCGGGTAGTAGTCCTCCGGATCACGTTCATATTGACCATGATTTAGCACACCAGGCATGTCTTAGAGAAATAGCATCTATATTTGAAGATATCCAATATGATATGCGTATCATTGCAGATAGATTAGATACTGACACTAAAGGAGTGTATATAAGACAAGCAGATACTGTAGCTAACAACCCTGCAAACATTGCACAACATGCAATGAAAATGGAAGCTCTTAAGAGCTCAGGGCAATTAGATCAAATTAACGGAGAACTTGCAAATCCTACAAATTGGGTAAATGTAAATCCTACTACCTATGCATCTGTGCAATCAGCAGGCGCGGCCATTGGCGGGTACCTAGGCGGAGTGGGAACAACACAGAACAAACCTACAGGTTACGCAGGAAAAGAAGTTGTTACAACTCCAGAAGGAACTATTGTTTCCCTTCCTGATGCACCGTTTAGTACTTTTTCA